CATGAAGAAATCCGCAATCAATACCTTCAACAAGCCGAGCTAACGCGGTCGGCCATTGTGAATCTTGCGGGTTTCAAGTCCGAGTCGGAGATGGCCCAGCTGGCCTACGATGACCCGGCAATGTGGGTGTCAGAAAACCAGCGACAGCAACAGATTGGCAGCTACTTGAACCAACTGGATCAGTCGATCCAAGGTGAAAAGCAGCAAGCTACTCAACAGGCAGAAAGTGCAGAGAAAAACCGCAAGGCGCAACTCTTTACAAACACCTGGGCGGCTCTCCAAAAAGAGGGGATCGACAAGCCGAAGCTGGAAAAGATTTACGGGGATGTGGCAAAGAACTACGGATATTCTCAAGAGGAATTATCCACGGTTCTAGACCATCGCGCGGTGCAAGTGATGCGAGACGCTGTGGCGTTTCGTGCGCTCAAGGATCAAAAGGCCGATGTCACCAAGAAAGTGCAGGCCGCGCCCCGTTTACCCACACGACAAACACAACCCGCGAACGAACGCCGTGACCGTGATCTTGATGCGAAATTCAAGTCCGGTCGGGCAAAACTCAATGATCTAGCCGCATTCCTGCGGTAAGGAGAACTTAAATGGCTATCCCAACCAATCTGTACCAAAAAGCGTCCCTGCGCGGCAACCGTGAAGACCTGATCGACAAAATCTTCAATACCAGCCCCAGCGAGACGCCTATCACCTCCGCTATGGGCCGCGTTACTGCGGTAACTGACTTCCACGAGTGGCAGACTGATTCTCTGGCCGCCGCAAACCCTTCAAATCGGATGATTGACGGCGACGATGCCGTGCTGGATGCGCAAGTTGCAACCCTGCGCCTTGGTAATCACCTGCAAATCTTTAACGGTGCTGTCGGTGTGTCTCGCCGTGCCAACATCGTTAAAAAGGCTGGCCGTACTCTTGAGATGCCGTATATCAAGGGTAAGAAAATGCTGGAGCTTAAGCGCAACATCGAAGCTATGGTGTTGTCGGCTTCTCAGGTTGCCATCGCTGCCACCACTTCGGTGTCTGGTCAGTCTGGTGGCTTGGGTGTTCAGGCTGTGTCCAATCCGCTGCACGGCGGTGGTACTCCCGTCGGTTCCACGCCTGCATGGACTTCGGGCGCACCAACTGCCGCTGTTGTGGTTGCTAGTGTTCCGCGTGCCTTCACCAAGGCGCTGCTCGATACCGCTTGCCAGAACATCTACACCACTTCAGGCCAGTTTGCTGAAATGTTGGTTGTTTCCCCGGCTCACAAAGCTCTGTTCTCCGCTTTCTCCTCGATTGCGCAGAACCGTTTTGAAGTGAAGGGTAAGCAACAGGGTGTTGTTGTGGGCGGTGCTGAGGTGTACATGAGCGACTTCGGTGCTATCTCCGTGGTTCCTCATTACCTCCTGGCTGGTGCTACTACGGCATACGTTCTCAACACTGACTACCTCGACCTGGCTTTCCTTGACGGCTTCAAAACCGTTGAGCTGGCCAAGACCGGCGACAGTGACCGCGTGCTGATTACGGCAGATTGTGCCTTGGCTGTGCGCGCTCCTACGGCGATTGCAAAGATCGCTGACCTCACTGCGTAATGATTGACGGCTAGAGGCCGCAAAACTCCGGTGGGGTGTGATGCCCCTCCATATATTTGCCCTGCACTAGCGGGGCTTTTTTTCGTCTGGAGAAATTATGCCACTTCAAATCACAAACACAGGTATCAACCTAACTACTGGCGTAGCGTCTGTAGCTGGCACGCTCCCCAATAATTCGGCGGGCGTACCTGCGAAATTTATCCGAATCGCTGCTACGGCAGCAGCTTATGTGCGCATCGGCGTGGGCGCGCAAACGGCAGTGGCGACCGATATGATGATATTGCCAAATAGCGCAGGCCATATCCAAGCCACCCTTGGTGCAACTCACATAGCAGCATTGCAAGTATCGGCGGCTGGAACGGTGCAGATTTCCCCGGTCGAGGATATTTGAAATGGAACTTGATGGCAGCGTAACCATAGACGAAGGTGTAAACGATTTCGGCGTACGTCGTGAGATCACGCTTGAAGGCGACCAAGCCATCACGAAGCTCAGTTATGACGCCACGCCATTGATCGAGCAGGCGAAGGAAGCGCGCCACCTGACCGCTGGGGATCGTTGGGGCGAGGGCCATTTTATCGGCATTGTGCCGATGGCTGAATTGACGCGCATCAATGAAACCTACCAAGGCGCGGAAGAGCGCAAGCGCCAGATGGTGCTATGGCTTAAAGCCAATCCTAAACTTGTAACCTTCGAGAAATTTCTAAAATGAATTTCACAACGCTCAAGTCTGGGGTAGCCGACTACCTGCACCGTGACGATCTGACATCGCAGATACCCGGCTTTATAGACATAGCCGAGGCGTATATGTTCCGCGAGCTAAACGTCCAGGAGTTGCAGGTCTCCGTTGCCGGCGTCACGATTGCAGGGGGTTATGCCACATTGCCCGCAGACTTCGCAGCGGTGGCACGGATTACCGTCTCGCACGGCTCGCTGACGACGAATCTGGATTACCTGGCTGTGCCGAACGTGTCGTCAACGCTTGACGCGCACCCTGAATTCTACTCGCTCGAAAACAATAAAATCCGCATCATCGGCGCGGGCGCTGGGCAGGCTTACACGCTCTTTTACACGCCCAAGATTCTCCAGCTGTCGGCTTCGGTTGCGACTAATTGGATTCTGGACAACGCATCTGATCTTTACCTTTACGCATCGTGCCTTGAAGCGGCCAGATTTATAAGAGACGCCGGCGAGATTGCAACTTTGTCGCAGTCCGTTACGATGGCGATGGAGGCCGTCAAACGCTTCTCTGAACGTCGTGGGCAGCCTTCCTCTGGGTCACTGCAAATAAGGCCGCGCCGATGATTCCGTTTACCGGCTTTATGCCGGATAACGACCCCATGACGCCCGGCATTATCACCGACTGCACAAATCTCGTTCCGACCCTGAGAGGGTATGCGGGCGGGCCTAGCGGGGTTGATGTGGGCATGAGTGCATTGGCTGCTGCGGCGCTCTCGGCTGCGCTGGTGGTTAGGCTGGACGCATCGACCCGGCTGTTCGCTGGCACCGCCACAAAGCTGTATGAAAAGAGCGGCACCGCATGGGCGGACGTTTCCCGTGTTGCCGCTTACAACGCATCAACCGTCTACCCGTGGCGCTTTGCCCAGTTTGGCAACACCTCATTGGCAGTCAACAAAGGCGATGTGATTCAATCATCCAGCACTGGCGTATTCGTAGACCTGACCGCACCCAAGGCGGCGGTAATGTGTGTGGCTTCAGGGTTTGTGTTGATCGGCAACACCAACGAAGCCACCTATGGCGACAGCACTAACCGCTGGTGGTGTTCTGCCTACCGGAATCAAGCTGATTGGGTTCCCAATATTGCAACCCAATGCACCACCGGGCAACTGGTAGACACACCGGGCGCAATCACCGCCATGCGTCCGTTTGGCGATGACGTAGTGGTGTACAAAGACCGCAGCATGTATGTCGGCAGATATGTCGGTGCGCCTGGCGTGTGGCAGTTCAACATGGTGCAGGGCGAGATCGGAACTTCCAGCCAGGAAGCAATCGCAGACGTGGGCACCGCGCAGATATTCATCGGCTATGAAGATTTTTACCTGATGAACGGCAACTATATTCCACAGCCGATTGGTGAGGGTTTGCGTGAGTGGTTTTTCAATGACCTTGACCCGGCAAACCGGCACCGCATACGCCATTCACACGACCGCGCTATTTCGACCGTTTATTTTTACTATCCACGGGTCGGCAGCGGCGGCGCACTAAACGCCTGCTCGGTTGAGTACGTCACGGGTGGCTATACATGGGACACCCTGCCAGTCATTAACTTTACATGGGACGATTGGCCGCAAGTGCCGTATGACTCCCCGTTCTGGACGGCCGCGACCCAGTACACTGCATATCTCGGCACCGACAACAAGGTTTACAGCTTGACGGGTGGCAGTTTGACTGCATCGCTGACCACGGGCGACCACGGCGCGGAAAACCTCTACAGCCAGCTTACCCGCGTCACCTTGCGCTATTTGCAAGTCCCTGTGACGGCCAGCATGATCAACTATTACCAGACCGTCCACGGCGGCGCATGGACAACCGGCGCGACCACCAGCGAATCCAACGGGCGGTTTAACGTCCTGCGCTCGGCTCCGTGGCATCGTGCGAAATTCACATTTTCGGGTGACTTTGAGGTGACTGCGGCGAACGCGGACATAAAGTCTGGCGGGGTGCTATGAAGCTACCCATCACGCCACGCCTAGACCCCAAGACCCCGCAGGAGTTGGTTCGCCTGTTGAG